CTTTATCCCAACTCCTACATAGTACCCTATGCCTACAATAACGAACTATGGAACTATTTGCCCATTCTGGAACCAGATTAGCGTACCTCTGGTCCACCTTCATGTCGCTTGCATCTACATAATTGTACCCATTACTTGATGACAACATTTTTGCCAGCTGTGTTGCTGATATATCTGAGAATGGCAAGTAAACACACAGCCTATCATAGTTAGTAATAGCTCTGTACGAAACATCAGCTTCACCACTATCCATCGACATCAACCAAGAGTTCAACTCACCAATATTTTCGTAATCTTCCATCGTGTCATACTCAACCACTTCCGTTGAGAACTCCCAATAAGCTTTGAACTCCTCTGCATTTAGGTAGTCAACCATCGCTCTATTAACAGATTCCATACTTATTGAATCCATCGCCAGCTGAGCTACCTTACCGTCATCATACACTGTCGGTATTCCTAGCTCCTCTAGCTCACTTAGACCATCCATAACGGCATCCCTTGTCATCTCATATTTCTGTGCCTTCATGCGTATAGCATCACTCTTGAGCTGTGGTACCTTCTGCTTAAGCCTCCATATGTTGCCCTTTCCATCGGGTATTCCCAGTCCACCATCATCTATGTGTCCATGTACCACGTACTTGCTCATTGGTTTATACTCACCATCGTCACCCTTATACCTTCCGTATCTCTTAATCACGCAGTTCTCGAACGCAGAGCATACTACTGGCGACAATCCGCGCCTACGAAGCATTGCTATATTAATGTAGCCAGACTTAAGCGCATCCTCAGGCGATGCTCCAGATCTTTCAAGATCCCCACATACAAAACCAGGCAGTGCCCGGTTCACACACGAAAATATCCTATTCTTAGTGTATATCATGCGCATAAACTCGTGTATATCCTGCGTCACAAGCTGCTTGATTTCATTCTCCTCATACCCCATCTCTATCATTATCTGGTACATACGGTAAGCATCCTTTGACTGTGACATTGTTATATCCACATCATCACCTGTCCCTTGAAATGTGTGTATGGGGTTGTACCCATATCTGTTGACAAAGCATTGAACAGCACACGCAATATAGACGTGGTTTAGTACTGTGTTGATCCAACTTGTACAACGCCATCCTGAGTATAGTCCACTATTAACACTCTCCCCACATATCTTCATATTCTCGAACGACTTCAGTATCCAGGCAACCATTCTCTTTGCGAGATCAGTATCAGTCTGTGCAAAGAGTCCGTGGGCACCCATAACTGCCTGCATCTCATATACTGAGTGGTAGGCATTGTGGTCAGGGAAGTCATACATGAACTTCCACATGTTATCGTCCAGCCTCCTATCATGATGCTGAAACGCATCAGCAATGCCCTTATCTATATTGACCATGACACACCCGATTGGGCTACCGCCTTCTAGAACATGTAATATGTATGATACCACTAAAAAATGCTGAAATGAACCTGGTAGTAGTAACCGTTCCTTACCAGACTCATTGGGCTTTGTGGAAACATTCGTGTCATTATAACCCTCGTTTTCGAATATATGCTTTAATAGCATATTTAACTTATCACCATCCTCCAAAGAGCTCTTTTTATTAGGTTCTGCTTTAATGTGCACTCTGCCCTCATCCATATCATTAAGCTTAAAAGCTAGGTGGACCACGACATCAGCTGGCTCTCTAAAACCAGTAGGGCACATAGTCAGACCTCCTTTCGTTACTACTTGGTACTTCTTCCTCAGAAATTGCAGGAAAGTAGTATATGGTAGACGGTCAATACCATCCACCACCTGCTGCGTACATAGCTTTAGCTGTTTCTCGAATTAATCGATGTAATTCCTCTGCGACCATTCACCACCTTTCAGCAGACTCT